CTTTCGGAGCTTTTAATTTTTTAATTAAAATGGTTGTTCATCATCCATTACTTCTTCTTCTTCAGATTGGTTTTTTGGTGATGAAACACTTGGAGTTTCTTTCTTCTCATAAGGATTTTCACCTCTAGCTACTTTTGATAAGTAATCGTAATCTCTCTTACTGAATACATCTTCCCAAGTCATAGTATCTGATGTCCATTCTGAGATTTGTTCTTCAGTTCCTAATGGTTCTCTATCATCGTGAATGATTGAACTAACTACTGAATTACCTCTATCATCTTTACCTACGTTGATGATTAAATCTCTACCTTCTGTTGCGTGTGAAATATCACCTTTTTCAGAAAATACTGCTATCATTTTGTCAAAAACACCAGCACCTTTGTAATTGTGTGGGAATCTCCAAAACTTAACACCTTCATCTTCTTTACCTCTTTCAATACCTTTTACGATATAAAACTTTTTAGGTTTGTAAGTTTTAGCTAAATCTTTATCCTCTTTTGAACCCGATTTTTCTAATTCAGATGCTACTTCACAAAATGGACAAGGATCTCCAGCATTTTTTTCTGGACAATACAATTTTTTCCATTCTCCGTTGATTTGAACGTTGTGAAACCACACTTCTACAAATGGTGATTGTCCTGGTTCTGTTGGAATAATTCTGAATTTCTTTTTGTCTGTGAGTTTACCTTTTGGTAACATTGTAGTGAAGTACTTAGTTAAATCTACTTCTTTTCTTGGTTTTGCCTTATTGCTTTCGTACTGCTTAAGGATTGCGTCTAATACGCTGTTTTTTGGTTGTGCTTTACCGCTCATAATATATATTGTTTTTAAAAGTTTATTACAACTCTAACGAGTTCGAATTTGTATTATATAAATAGTTAAAAATCCGAAAAAGTAACTACTTAGTTTATGTTTTAATGATAAGATTTTTAATTTAAAAAACAAACTTTTTAGATTTAATTTATTAATGTATTTATTGATATGGATAAAAATATAATAAATGAAGTTAAAAGAATCAAACAACTTATGAATATAAATGAAGTTGTAATTGATGAAGGTTTTAAAGATTTTATTAAAGTCGCTTCTTTATGTGCAATATTAGCTACAGGTGAAATTTCTTGTAAAAAAATTGATACTTCTGATAACTCAACAAACCAAGTAACTAAAATTTCTGATTGGTCTAAAATACCACAAGAAGAAATGAAAAAAATGGGGTTTAAAAGTGTTAATACAATTTCTAATGATACTTTAAAATCCGTTAGAAAATATAACTCAAGACAGCCTTGGACTGGTATATGGAAATTTACTGAAAATGTTAGATTAACAAATAAAGAATTTTTAATAATATCACCAAATAATTTATTAGATAGAAATAATATTATTGGTAGTAAAATATATTGGTGTGCTTGGTCAGATGAAAGACAAGTTTATGATATATTCCCATTAAGATTTGTATCTGGTGAAATTTACTACCCCTCAATTCACGATAATAAACCTTATAAGTTTGGATTAAAAGGATATTCGAAAAGTAAAAATTTAAACGAATATTTTGAAATTACTTTTTATGGTGAAGATTCTTTAGATATAACTAATTGGGCTGCAGGTAAAGCGATAAGAATGGATAAATTACCTTATCCATAATTTATTTTTCACCTATTTATAGATAACAAAGAATAAATTAAAAAACAAACCAACAAATGAAAAAAATCCTATCGTTTTTGGCATTATTATGCCTATCTGTTATTACGTTCGGGCAAACATGCCCAACACCTAACGGAAACTCAATTATTATTAAACCAAATTACACGGTTTCATCTTCAATAGCCAACCAAACAGATGTAAAACTTTGCTATAATAATACAACCGCAAGTAAAATTACAGCTTTACAATTTAAGATTACTTATGACACAACTGCATTTACAGAGCCATCAGTTAGATTAGTTATCCCTGATAGTTCAGATTCTTATTTACAGTTCTATGTAAATAAAGGTACGATTACTATATCAACAGTATATGACGGTTCAAATCTTAATTATACTTATGCGTCAGGTGAATTATTTAATATAAACTTCAAACATTCAAATCCTAACACATTTCAATACTTAACAGGGATTACTTCATTAGGATTTGATAATTCATACCCAACAATAGCATCAACTAATTTAGGTAAAGATACGACATTAAGTAAATTTAACGGTGGTGGTATATTTGTTAGACCTTCTATCAATTTCGCAGGGACATTTAAAAACGTAACCGGTTCATTCACTAAAAACTTATTAGTTGGTTTATGGAAACAACCTAAATCAGGTGGTAGTTGGACTTTAGTAGATGTTGATACAACAGATAAAGATGGTAAATTCGTATTTAGCCCTATCGTAGATACTACATATTGGACTTGTAAAATAGAAGTTAAAGGTGATACATTATCTTTAGGTAATGTGGTAACAACAGCAGATGCTCAAAAAGTTAATAGATTTGTATTGGGTATTGAAAATCCAAAAGGTTTTGATTTCCATTCATCAGATCCAAATAATTCAGGTAATATATCTATTTCAGACGTATATACAATCTTTAATAGAATTGCAGGTAGATTTAACAAATTTACAACACCTGACGTTAGATTCTTTACAGATGTTCAATATAACACAATTACAACAGATAGTTTAACTAATCATTCATTAGATATTCCAGGAAGTGCTAATTATTCATATACAATCGTAAAAGGTGTTGATTCAATTACAGTTTATGTATTGGCAACAGGTGACGTAAATGAAACAGGTTTCCGTATGGCTAGATTAGTTCCAATTAAAATAACTAATCCATTAAACGCGCCTAATTTCATTATAGATCAAACAACCGATTATTATGCTTCATTAAATGAAATGGAAATTAATTTACCAACATTAAAAATTGAAGAAGGTAATTTAGTTAATATTCCGGTAACAGTTTTAACTAACGGACAAGAATTAGGGGCTGTGCAATTAGCAATGAAATACGATACAGATTTATTAGAGTTTAGAGGTGTAAAAACCCTAAACTCAACAGCTAAATGGATGTCATTTACAAATCCTAACGATGGTGTAGTTGAATGGGGTGGTGTAGATATGAGTGAAAAAAATAAAGTTAAAGACGGTGATGAAGTAGTTGTAATGCAGTTTTACGCTAAAAAACCTAAAGATGATTGGAATGGTTCTCCATTATATGTAACTCGTAAATTCGTAGGTAATTCAACAGCTAAAGATTTAAGTATTAAACCTACTGATGGTAGAGTAGAAGTTCTTAAAACATCTCCAATTATATCAAGGTTAAATGGTAGTTTAAATATATTAGTTTATCCAAATCCTTCAACAGGTATAGTGTCAGTTCAATTTAATATTCCTGATAATAATAATACTATGGTTTATTTTATAGATATGAGCGGACATAAAGTTGCTGAAATAACTAATGGTAAAATGCCAAAAGGTGAATACAGATACACTGCAAATTTAACAGATTTACCAGTTAGTGCTTATACAGCAGTAGTTGAGTGTGATGGTAAAATAATTGGTAGTGCAAAACTAATAAACGGCGTATTTATGTAATAGAATAAACATATAAATATAAGAAATATTATGGCAGAAGAAACAGAAAACACGAACGATGGAACATTTTCAGGTTTAAAGAAAACTATTATTGGTACTCTATCAACAGCAATACTTGGTGCGGGTACTTGGTTAACAACAACATTTTTTAACGGACATTCAGATGATAATGCTGAAACTAAAACAGAACAAGTAGCACCTGCCCCGGCAGCGGCACCTGTTGTAATTAATTTATCAAACAATAACGAACAAAAACAACAAAATAATAGTGGTGGTGGAAATACTACAATTATTAAAGAAAGAGTTATAGAAAAACCAGCACCGGTTAAAGAAGAAAAGAAAAAAGAAGAACCAAAGGAAGAAGCGCCTTGGTAATAAATCTTAAATAACGAAAACCAACAAAGAAATGAAAATCATAAACCAACAAATCATAATCAACTTCATAGTAGCTCTTTTAGGGGCGACTATGATGTTTGGTTGTGGAACAACTAGAACAGAAAAATACACAGCTGATTTTGAAAAGAAACAATCAATACAAGTAGTAAGTGATTACGATGGGAAACCAATTCCTGTTCAAGTTCTTTCAATCGGTATTAGTGATAATGTCCTTACCTCATACCCAATTCTTAAAGAAAAGAACGTAGGGTTAGGTGTTACAAATATTGCCTTAGATTACTTAGAAGGTACAAATAGATTCGAATTTACTGAAGATAAAGAAGAAATCAAACTTAAAATGGTTAAACAATTCCAAGCAAGTGCTAAAGGTTTTACTGAAAACAAATTAGATGGTAAAGGTAAAATTAAACTTGCAAAGTATTTTGTTTATATTGAAGTATATGATTTTTCAGTAGATGAGCAAGAAACCTATACGACAGGTAAAAAGCAATTAGAAGTAACTACAAGATTAGGTCTACAAATTAGGTTTGTTGATGCTGAATCTGGACAAGTTAGAGTAGGTTCCGGTATGGGTGAAGCCACCCAATATGGTCAATCATTTTTGAAGTCTCTTGACATGAAATTCGCACAGTCAACTGTTGGTATTTCGACAAGAAAATCCTTAGAAACAGCTTGTTCTAGGGTAGTATCCAAAATGATTAAAGATGGAATATTTGAAAAATAAGTTCAATGAACTAATTAGTTTTCTTAAATATCTATATGTTGTTTTTATATTATCCTTAACCTTATTTGTGGTAATAGAGGTAAAAACACTATATAGTATAGACGTATTCAGATTTATAGACATCCCAATTGATAATTTTTATTATGATTTGAAAGGAGATATTTGTGGGTCGTCTTAAAAGTTTTTTATTATTATTTTCCTTAATAATTATATCAGGCGTTAAAGCCCAATCTATTTCATACTCTTATGTTGATCCCTGTACTAAAGAAATTAAAAGTATTAATGTATCAGGATTAAATGGGACTTTACCTATCGTAATGAATTATTACGGACAAGTAAAGTCATTTACACCAACAGAACTTCAAAACGGAACTTTTGACGCTTGGGCTAATTCAGTTTATAATGAATACGGAAAAGGAAACCCTTGTGCTCAAATAGGTATTCAAACAATCACAACTAACGTATTAAATGTGACTAATAATGTAGTCAATAATGTGGTTTCATTAGGATCTATGTTAACATCAATAACATCGTCAGGAGTTAATTCTATACCTACCGATGTATCGGCAACAACCGGAACTGGATCTAATACTACCACTTCCACCAATAAACCAGAGGGAGGTTCTAGCGGTAGTAATAGTGGTGGAAATTCAGGTGGTTCTAGTGGTAGTAATGGTGGTGGAAATTCAGGATCATCAGCTTCCGGTGGTAGTTCAGAAAAAAAAGAGGAAAAGAAAGAGGAAGAAAAAAAAGAAGAAGAGGTTAAAGAAGAAGAAAATAAACAAGCATCTAATTCCGCTAAATCAACTAGTAAAGCAACCTCAAAGTCAGATAAACCAGCAATTTTGCTAACAGGTGATTTGGTTGGTATGCAATCCGCTGCTGATAGTAAGCAAGACGCTAAAGCCACAATGTCATATATTAGAATATCAGGAAATAAAAAGACATCGTTAGGTGTATCAGCCGATTTTACAATAAATGCTAATATAGGGAATATAACAGTATTTAGGTCTTGGATGACACAAAAAACAGCTCGTAAGCATATAGATTTAGTTTCTAATAGTGTGTCATTATTACCGAATAGTTTTAGTAATACATTAGTATTTATAAGAATAGATAACGTAAAAAAATTTACTGGGTTATATGGTGCTGGATATATGTATGGAGCGTTAAATAAAGAAACATTAACTTCTTTATTAACTCTTGGTGGTGGAATGTATAGAGGACAACTAACTAAAAAGGTAGATGCTGTATTTATATTAGTAGCGGTATATGTTCCATATATGAAATATTATACCGAAAGTATCTTTCAATCTAAACCATTGATACTTCCATTTATGAATATAAACTATAAATTGACTAAATCATTTAGATTTGGGTTAACGGCTGGAACCACATATTCGGTAAATGAACAACTAATAAATTATCAAGTATTATTCGGAGCTAAATTAACTTTATGAGAAAGATATTATTATTTTTACTACTATTATCGTCAGTTGTTAAAGGTCAAAACTTTTCTCAGACAGGTAGGGTGTTTGGTATAAATAATGTGGGTGTATCTAATATAAGAATACAATTTTGGAAACGAACAACATCAGCCCTTACAGGATTTACATCTCAAACAAACTATAATGGTCATTCTTATTATCGTTCAACAACAACTAATACTTGGTTAGGTTCTAAATCTACTTGTGAAAGTATGGGAGGACATTTAGTTACAATGTCTAATGCTGCTGAAAATACATTTGTGTTTGGAACATGGCCTTCAGGGTGGTTTGGGTATTATCAAGACAAAACAAGTGGATATTTCTTTTCAGAACCTTTAGGGGGGTTTAGATGGACTGAATTACCGGTTACGACAAGTTTAGTCGCTAATTATGATATTGCTGATACTAACTCATATAAAACAACATCACCTACGTTAGTTAAAAATACAATTAAAGGAACTAACGCTACCTTATATAATACCCCAACATATACTGCAACATCAGGTAAGTATATTTCATTTAATGGAACGAATCAATATATGATGACTGAAAATCTTGGAAGTTATTTTAATTCAGGGGTTGTTAGTTTAATGTTATGGTGTTATCCAACAGATGCTGGTGTATTAATATCAGAACAAGGTTCTCCGATAGTTGATGCTAATTGGTATGATTCTCAAATAGAAATAACAAATGTATCAGGTTCAACAGGAACATTAAGATGTGGAACTTGGAGTGGAAGTGGATTACGAAGTGTAAGTACAACAATAACATTAAATCAATGGAATTATATATGTTTAACACATTCAGGAACTCAATTAAAAGGATATTTAAATGGAACTAATTTTGCGTCATTATCTTATGTAAGAGAGTATCCTTCTCAATTATATTATACATTCGCGTCTAAATGTAATACAAATATGGGTGATGGAACATTTGCTAACGCTAGATTAGGTTCATTTCAAGTATCTAATACAGTTTGGACAGACGATGAAGTGAATAGAAGTTATATGTTTAATGCTTATAGATTTGGTATTTACCCTTATTCTAATTGGAATGGTGGTGAGCCTAATAATTCAGGAACAGAAGATTATGCTCAGTTTGTGAGTGGTGGTAGATGGAATGACTTACCAAACTCAGCGATGCTTAACTATGTATTGGAATTTGATTATATAACATCAAATGGGACATGGGTTTTAGATACAACAGTATTAACGAATACAAGTGGGGATTATTCAATTTTAAGATCATCTAACCCTTCTATTGAGTGGAGAATAATATTAGATACATTATCTATACCAGCACCACAAAGAACTAATGCTTTAGATAATAACAACCTTATATTTAATAAAAGAACTATTAACGGAGCTGATTATTTTAGGTATGATTTAAATACTGATAATAATTTTTCAGTTTCAGATATTTATTTACAAATAAAAAAACGTAGAGGATTGATTTGGACTATACCAAATTATAGAATATATACACAAACGGAACATTCTACAATTAGGTTATCAGTAACGGATTTGAGATTAACATATCCGGGAGTTCAAACAACTACGTCATCACCACTAACAAATGGTGGTGTGACTAATTTTTATATAATAAGAACAGGCTATGACAATTAAAAGTTTATTATTTGGGTTATTATTCCTTCCATTGTTTTCATTTGGACAATGTGTAAAAGTTGATTCAGTTTATAATAAAACTGAAATGAAATCTATTGAGAATAGATCCGTATTATTTGGTATTAAACAAATTACGGAGGATCTTTTACAAGATAAAGGTTTTGATATTTGTCAAGACGGATCACCAATATATGTTGAAATAACCTATATTGGATTACCCGAAAATACATTTAGAATTGCTGGATTTGCCTTACAAAATAAAATTACGGAAATTAAAGTTAAAGTAATAAACGGAATTAGAATAATGGAAGGAACTGGAACTTATAAAACATCTACAAATGCTATGATGCTTGAAATAAATGAAGAAGTTCCATTTAAACAAACAGTATTATCTAATGCTATTAAATTGGCTTTGATAAACGCTTTGAAGTAATTACTTTTTATACTTATTATCCAATCTATCAATTACTTCTTCAATTACACCTTTATTATCAATTACGCCATCAATAGCCATATTGATAATGTCTCTTTTCTTATCTAATACTTCATACACAATAGTATCAATTGTATCATCAAATAGTGGGAAATAACAAATAACGTCTTTAGTTTGTCCAATACGGAAAGCCCTATCTAATGATTGATCCACATTTGCAGGTGTCCAATTTAAATCATTCACAATAACAACTTCAGCAGCAGTTAAAGTTAAACCAACACCAGCCGCAACGGTATTACCAATAAACAATCTAACATTTGGATTATTTTGAAAATCCTCAACAGCCTTTTGTCTATCCTTTTGACTTGTTTCACCATTAATAACAACACAAATATCTTTATATTCTTCTCTTAATGTATTAACAACTGAAGTATAATCGGTAAATACAATTACTTTTTTATCCGATTCTAATGAATTATTGATAAGTTCTTTGGTATGCTTTAATTTATTTTCAGCGACCCATCTTCTTAAAACAGATAATTCAACAAGTTTTTTAGCGTATGAAACATTCTTACCTTGTTCTTCCCTCATTTGAATATATCTTTCAACAGATGAATCATAATCAATTTTATCATCATCATCTAATTGTAAGTATATAGGTGAAATAATTTTATCAGGTAAATCTAATACATCTTCTTTTCTTCTTCTAATTGAAACAGGTTTAATTCTTCTATTTAATTCTTCTAAATTTGAAGCACCATCAGCTTTAATAATTCTTCTACCTTTAATCATCATAGTTTTAGCATTACAATAACTATATAGGAATGAATTATAATTGGTTGATAGTGGATGTTCTACCATAGATAATAATGAAAACAAATCCACAGGTTTATTTGTGATTGGTGTTCCTGTTAAAAACCACCTTTTTTTAATTGTTTTAGCTATTTTTTTAACGTGTTTTGTTCTATTTGAACTTGATGATTTTAAATAATGTGCCTCATCACAAATAATCAAATCAAACTTTTCATTTAATATATGGTTATTAACAGCAACCTCATCGTATTCTTGGAACTTGAACTTAGGTTTTTTCCCTTTTTTAGGTTTTTCAATTGTATTAAACTTATCTAAGATATCATAATTTATAATTGTCCATTTATTAGGTTTCCATTCTCTTTGAATAATTGATACATTATCAGAATCATCATATATAGATATTTCTTTTTTCCAATTTAATTTAAGCGATGCTGGACATATAACCAATATTTTTTTAGCATCAGATTCCAAAGCAGCGATAATTGATGAGGCTGTTTTACCTAGACCTGGAGTATCTAATAATAAGAACTTATCATTTTGTAATAATTTAATAATCGCCTCTTCTTGATGTTTCATAGGAAACCTTGAAGAGTATCTATCCCATTCTACATTTACTTCAGGTATAACCCTAAATAAATCTTCATTTAGTTGAGCTTTTGGTAGCCAAATAAGTTCAGAATCCCTATTTTTAAGTAATTTAACTTGAGCATGATATACCTTTTCTTGTTCCCCAACAATCTTTTCAATTAGGATTTTATCTATTTGAGTTGTAATATTAAATTGTCTCATTAAAGAGTTCCTAAAGAAATTAGTTAAATCCAAAAACTTATTTACTTCTTTTACTTGAAAAGTATGGTTATTTATAATATAATTTGCTTGATTTTCAGTTATAGGTAAGAATGATTTCTTTTCTCTTGTTCTTTTTAATTCCAAGATATAAGGGTTATCACCTACATAACTTTTTAATATATCAAGAGCTTTAACTTTTGAAATTTCATTTAATTCTATCATCTATAACAATATAATATTTTTCAATAAAAAATAAATAAATGTTTATTTTATGCTTTATATATTTATATTGACCAGGACCT